GTCTTTTATATTTTTTTATTAATAAACTATCAGATAATCTATCATTATTTTCTTTTAAATGTTTATCTAAATTTGAAAATAAATCATCTTGAATATTTAAAGGTTTTTTTTGATTTGTTAAACCTTCAATAATATTATTTTGCGTATTTAAAACACAGCTTACAATATAAATAAAAAACAATATTAATGTAAATATACCAAGATATCTGTATATTTCTTCTTCTTTTAACATTTATATATATAAATTTATAATATTTTATATATATAAATGCAAAATAAAACAAAAAACAAAAAATACATGTAAACGGATGAAAGTTAGAAAAAATAAGGATGGAACTCTTAATGAAGAAGATATGGAACATAATAGAAAATGTGAACAAAAAAATATGCTCAAAGATAATATTTGGATGAAAGATATATTAAATAATAAGAATCCCAAAGGCTATGATAAATATTTAAAAATTCTAGTTAAAAAAAGAATTAAGACATTAAAAAATAAAAAGACTAAAAAAAGTAAAAAACAAAAAAAACTAAAGTAAAAAAATAAAATACATATTATAATAAATAATTTTTAATATTTTCAATAGTATTTTTTGCTATTTTTCTCTCACTATTCTTACTTTTAACTTTTAGATTTTCTAAACATTCACTATTTTCTCTCAAATTTTTTATTAAATTTTCAATATTGTTATATTCATTTATTATACATTTTGCTGTATTTATACTGACATTCGGTATTTGAGATAACATAATTTCACTAATATTTTCTTTTGTAATATGAGATTTTTTTGATGTTTTTATGTGTGAAACATAGTCATTATTATTTTCATTTTTATTACTTTCATTCGTTTTAACTGTTTCCTCCTCTATTGTATTATTTATTGGATTTGTATTCTGATAAAATGGTTTAATTGATTTATCTTTTATTATTTTTTGAAAAAAATATATTATAAATTCTGCAGTTTCTACAACACCTGATGTATGTAGAAGAGAGAAACCTTTTGAATAACTTAATGAAAACATTGCTGAATAAACTGTCTTTTGGATTGTTTCATTATATTGTTTTCTACTATTTAATAACGAACCTTCTATTAAGTAAAAAATATTATGATTATGTAGAGGATATTCTTGTAATCTAAATGATTGTTCACTATATCGACCATCTTTTATACTAGAAATTAAATCAGAAATACTTTTTCTCTCAAAAATTAGCACTATATTATTATTTTCATCTAAAAAAATAATATCTCCTATTTCCAAATTTTTCAATTCTACATTTTCTATTTTATCTTGAATTAAAGTTTTTAATTCTTTTGGCTCTCTATTATCTATAACTAATTTCATTACTATAAATGAAATTAATTTTTTAAATTATATATTAATATTAATAAAATTACATATTACATTCATAATTTTGCATATAGTAATACATTAAATATGCTGATATACCAGAAACAAAAGCATAATCAACTAAATTTGGCAAGGTTTTTAGTGTTGAAAGAGCACTTTGAACAACTGCCATATTAGTAGCATTTACAACTTTTGAATTATTTTTTAAATCATTAACAAAGTCTTTAAGAGGAGTCTCCTCTTTCTTTTTCTTGAGTAATCCTGCCGCCATCTTATATACTAATGGTATACTTTTTTTTTACAAAATTTTTTATTACGATAATAATATTTAAAAATATTTAAATACATATATATATATTTATTATATATAAATGGATCTTGAAGAAAAAATTAATGATGAAGATATTTCTCGTATTAATGGTGAATTAGTCTTTAATCCATATAATGATAAAAATATTGAGATTACATTGAATGATATTCAATCTATTCTCAAAAAATATGGAGTTAATTATACAATTCATAACATTGAACTATTTAAAAGAGCATTCATTCATAAATCTTATTGTAAGAGACCAATGTTAGAAAATAAAGCTTCTGATATAACTATTGTTGATAAGCCATATGATTGTTTACCTTTAAAAACAAAATCAAATGAACGATTAGAATTTATTGGTGATGGTATTTTAGAATGTATTACAAAATATTACTTATATAGACGTTTTCCAAAAGCAGAAGAAGGATTTATGACAGAAAAAAAAATTTCTCTTGTTAAAAATGAACATATTGGTAAATTAGCTTACGAAATGAGATTACATAAATGGTATATTATTTCAAAACACGCTGAGGAAAAAAATACTAGAACCAATATGAAAAAATTAGGTTGTTTATTTGAGGCTTTTCTTGGTGCTTTATTTTTAGATGTAAATAAAATAACAATCAAAGACGAAGATAAATGGTTTGAAAATATATTTGTAACAGGCCCTGGTTTTCAAATGGCACAAATTTTTGTTGAAAAAATTTTTGAACAACATGTAGATTGGACAAAATTAATTAATACAGATGATAACTATAAAAATCAATTACAAGTTATCATTCAAAAAGAATTTAAGATTACACCAGAATATCTTGAAATTTCTCATGAACAAGAATTTGGATATGAAATGGGTGTATATATTTGTATTGGGCAATCTATACATAATATTGATATATTAAGTGCTATTAATTTCGATAATTTTAATAATTTCCCAAATATTCATAAATATTTGGAAGAACATCAGGAAGTATTAGTATTTTTAGGCAAAGGATTACATAAAATTAAAAAGAAAGCAGAACAAATTGCTTGCGATGAAGCTATAAAAAAATTAGTATAAAATATTTTTACTAATTTATTTTTTCGATTTTTCAATTTTAATAAATGGTTGTGGGCTATGACTTTCGTGCATTTCATATTTTTTAATATTTTTATAATATTCTCCTATATTATCAGTTATTTTATAATCTCCATTAAAAAATTTTATTATATCTTTTGAATTTTGTGAAAGCATCAACTTGTAAAAATGACTGTCTAAATTAATTTTGCTATTATTAACTATTTTACTAGATAATGTTCTTACAAAATTCATAATTATATAATATTTAATCATATAACTTTAAATATTATTTATAATTATTTTAGTCATTATTTTTATTTAATAAAAAATTATTATAGAATTTTGTCATTTTCTCCATTTTACTTCCATAGTCTCCTACTCCACCTGGAAAATGAGAAATTATCTCTTTGTCTAATTTTTTTGGATTATTAACAACCATTCCAATTAACTTTTCATTATTATACATATTTTTTCTTACACAATGATAAACTATAAATGCTTGATCTAACCAATGTGGTAATACTAATTTATTAGTAATATTATACTTTATGTGATTTATAATATCTTTAAATAATTTTTTTATACTTTCATCATTATTGAATAATAGTATTCCGCTAGTGAAAGCTGATGCCTTTGGATTATTATTACCAAATAATTCTCTTCCCCAATATACTCCATCTGTAGTTCCATTTTCTTTTAAAACATATAATATATTTTCCATATTAAAATTAAAAATATTTTTTAAATTATTCGTGATAAGTATGTCTGTATCTAAATACAATATTTTATTATAATTATTAATATTTTCATAATCAAAAATAAATAATCTACTACAAAGAGCTGTTATAAAACAATTATTTGGTATTAACCAAATATTTCCTTTTATATTATATTTTTCAAATAAATTTAGAATTTTTTTTTCATAAATTGTATTTGATATTAGAAGGTATTCTACATTATTCTCTGGTTTACCAAATTCTATATAACTTTTAAGTAATAAATCTAATAAATTAAAATATTTTTCATTTGTAAAAACAGTTGAATATATTAAAAATTTAGACATTATAATATAATATAATTTTGTATAATATTTAAATTATATAATATTATTATTAATTATATGTCTAAGGAATTATTAGAAAAATTAAAAGTAAAACCTATTCCTGAAAAAATACCAATAATAAATGTAGCTCTAAAAAAACCAGCAGAAAAAGAAGATATTCAATTAAAAACAAAAGTAGTAGACAAACGAGAAACTGCTAAATTAGATAGAGCTTTCATTTTAAATAAGTTAAAAGATAAAGGAGAAATACAAACGATTAAACCTTTAGAAAAAAAAGAAGAACCTAAAAAAGATTTTACTGAAAATAAAGCACCAATTGAACCCAAACTTATTATCACTAAGAAAAAAAAAATTAAAAAACTTAAACTTGAAACTGATATTCCAGAAATAAAAGACAAGGAAAGAAAAACTATTATACCAACCGAAACTATTATTGAAGGTAAAGAAAGTTTATTGGAAATTGATGATATTAAAAGCCGTCTACCAGAAAAAGAAAAAAAAGTTTTAGTAAGAGCATCTGCTTATTATATGAATAATAGAGAGATATTTATTAACTTTATATCGTCTTTATTTGAACCTTATAAAGAAGAAATATCTAAGGATAAAGGAGTTATTTCTTGTGATACAAAAAATGCTGAATTCTCTTTATTAACACATCAAAAAATAGTCCGAGATTATATTAATTTATATACACCATATAGAGGTGTATTATTATTTCACGGTCTTGGTTCTGGAAAAACATGTTCTTCAATTGCTATTGCTGAAGGTATAAAAACAGAAAATCAAATAATTGTTATGACTCCTGCTTCATTAAGAGTTAACTATATTGAAGAATTGAAAAAATGTGGAGATAAAATTTATAAAAAAAATCAATTTTGGGAATTTATTGATATAAGCAAATATCCTGAATTAGTAGAACCTTTATCACAAGCTTTATCAATACCAATTGAATACATTAAAAAACAAGGCGGTGCTTGGCTAGTTAATGTAAAAAAATCTGCCAATTATGAATCTTTATCAACAACAGAAAAATTAAGCTTAGATTATCAAATTAATGAAATGATTAGAATAAAATATCGATTTATTAATTATAATGGTCTTAGAAAAAGTCATCTTGATCAATTAACTCAAGGAGGAACAATTAATCCATTCTCTAATAAAACTGTTATTGTTGATGAGGCTCATAACTTTGTATCAAGAATTGTTAATAAAATGAAATCTCCTTCATCACTCTCTATGCAATTATATAATTTTTTGATGACTGCTGATAATTGTAGAATAGTTCTTTTAACTGGAACACCTATAATTAACTATCCTAATGAAATTGCTATATTATTTAATATTTTAAGAGGAAAAATTAAAACATGGTATATTAAACTCTCTATCAATGATAAGAGAAAAATCTCTCAAGATACAATTATTGAAATGTTCAAATCTAATTTTATTTTAAAAAATATTGTAGATTATGTTAATTATAAGCCTACTTCTACTACGTTAGAAATAACTCGAAATCCATTTGGATTTTTAAATGAATATGATCCTGATGATAAAAAGTATCAAGGTGTAAATCTTGATGAAAATGGCAATATTGACGATGAAACATTAATGAGAGAATTGGTAAATACATTGGAAGATAATAATATAAGTGTTATTGCTAATTCTACACGTGTAGAGTTATATGATGCATTACCAGATAAATTAGATGATTTTGCTAAATATTTTATTGCTGAAGATAATAAAGTTAAAAATATGAATTTATTTAAGAGACGTATATTAGGTCTTACATCATATTTTCCTGATATTGATGCTCTTTTACCCGAATATAATAAGGGCAGGGATTTTATAGTAAAAAAAATACCAATGAGTGATTTCCAATTTGGAGTTTATGAAGAAGCACGTATTCAAGAGCGTAAATTAGAGCAAAGTAATTCTAAAAAACGTAAACAAGCTCAAGGAAAAGAAAATATTTATGAAGATGCTGTTTCTACTTATCGTATTTTTTCAAGAGCATTTTGTAATTTTGTTTTTCCAAAACCTAATATAACTCGTCCTCTTCCTAGAGATGGTGAAGATTTATCAACTGCTATATTACAGGAAGTAGCTAATGAAAATTTATTAGATGCACATACACCAAATCCAGATGAATTTAATGCTGAAATAGAAAATGTTGAAAATGTCGAAGATAAAGAAGGTGAATTAGTTGAAACAAAAAAAACAGATGAAACTGGATTAAAATATGAAGAGAGAATATTAAAAGCATTGGAAAAATTAGAAGAAAATGCTGATAAATATTTAACTCCTGACGCTTTACAAATTTATAGTCCAAAATTTTTAAATATATTAGAAAATTTACAAGATGATAAATTCAAAGGATTACATTTAATATACAGTCAATTTAGAACATTAGAGGGTATTGGAATTTTATCACTAATATTAAAAGCGAATGGTTTTGCTGAATTTAAAATAGTTAAAACAGATAAATGGATAATTGATATTGATCCAGCTGATTATGGAAAACCAAAATTTGTTTTATATACGGGCACTGAAACAGCTGAAGAAAAAGAATATATTAGAAATATATTTAATAGTAATTGGCAAAATATTCCTAATTCATTGAGAGAAGAACTAGAAAAAATATCATCCAATAACTTTTATGGTGAAATTATAAAAACTATTATGATTACCGCTTCTGGAGCCGAAGGTATTTCTTTAGAAAATGTAAGATATGTTCATATTACAGAACCTTATTGGCATCCTGTTAGAACACAACAAGTAATTGGTAGAGCTCGTCGTATTTGTAGTCATAAAAATTTAGAAAAGGATTTACAAACTGTAAAGGTTTTCATGTATTTAATGACATTTTCACAAGAACAATTAGATAGTGATCGTTCTATTGAATTACGATTAAAAGATAAAAGTAAGAAAGATGGTGTAACACCATTAACTAGTGACGAAGCACTATATGAAATATCAAATATTAAAGAAGAAATTAATAGAGAATTATTGGTTGCTATAAAAGAATCTTCCATTGATTGTTCTATACATACTTCAAGTGAAAATAAAGAAGGGTTACAATGTTTTACATTTTCTAGTGGGGATCCAGATAAATTCGCTTTTACTCCATCTATAAATGATGAAGAAAGTGATACTGTTGGTGATGTAAATAAACAAGAAATTAAATGGAAAGCAGTTAAAGTTACAATTGAAGGAATTGCATATGCTCTTAATAAAGAAACTGGAGAAGTATATGATTTAGATAGTTATAAACGTAAAAATCCTATATTAGTGGGTCATTTAGAAATAGAAAAAGGTAAATATAAATTTAAACGTATATAAATATAATAATTTTCTAGAAATATTATATTTATAATATTGGTATTACTTTTGATAAGAATTTTTTAGACCTTCTTTTTAAAAATTTACCACGTTTATAACATTTTTTGGTATTTAATCTTTTTTTCATCAATATTTCTTTTTCATCAATATTAAATTTCTTTAAATTAGAAAAACGCAAACCATATATATATAAATTATTTATACTATGTAATCGTTTTTTTAAACAATTATCTACTTGACCTACTTTTGTTCTTATTTTAATACCTTCTGGAAATACTATTTTTATAGCTCCAATTCTACCAACACCAGACAAAGTAACATATTTATCTTTTTCAATTTCAGCAACTACTTCTGAATTTATTGACTTGAATGGACTATTTTTAAAAAAATTTGATAGTAAATCTACATAACCATTCTTCTTTTCCATTCCCTTAATTTCTTTTTTATTTTTTCTTAAAAATTCTACGCGTTTCTTCAATTTTTCTAATGCAGGACCTCGATCTATTGCGTGTAATAGATTAATATCTTTACTATTTACAGTTTCTATTTTTGAAGAAGAATGATTTTTTATATAATTACTCGCTTCTCCTGTTGTTCTTATCATTAATAATGTTAATGGTTCTAAATTTCTTGACATTTCTGGAACTTTTTCAAACCAATATCCTATTTTATTAACATTTCCAGCTTTTTTTGTTCTTCTATTTTTTAATGACATATATATTATATTAAGTAAAAAATATTTTTTTCATTATTTTCTCCTGATTTGTTAATATACTTTCTTGATTATTTAAAACTTTTTGTAATAAATCCATAATATTATTGTTTGTATATACTATCTGAGAATTATATCTATCATTTTCATATTCTTCATCTTCATTGAAAGAAACAACCTTATTATTTTTTTCCTTAACATTAGTTTTTGATAAATTTTTGAAAAAATCATTTGTTAGTTTTTTTACTGGTTTAGTTTCTTCATTATTTATATTAACTTCATTACTTATCATTATATTTATATTGTCTTTCACTCCAGTTATTTCTTTATTATCATTAATTTTATCATTCTCATCATTATTTATTTCTTTTATTTTTATTTCATCTTTTTTCACTGGTGGAGGTGGAATAATGCTATTTATTTCTATTTCTCTCTCCGCAAGCATTTTATTCAACATTGAATTTATACTACTTTCTTTTAATGGTTCATCTATTTTTTCTGTAAAATCTATTTCTCCTGGCGAAGGTCGTTTTATTAATTCAATAAATTCTTTCTCTTTTTCTTTTAAATCTTTATCCAATTTTATTTGGACTTCTTCCAATGGTCTAGTTACATGTCTAGAATTTTCTTTGTATTGCTCTAAATATTTAACTATTTCTGTTAAAAGTAATTTATTTTTATTAGTTAAGTCTAACTCTCTTTTTGTAGTAATTACATTTACTATTTTATCAAAATCTCCTTTTATATTATTAATATAATTGTTACTTATATTATTAAATGCTCCTTGTTCATATAATAATTGCCACATCATTCCTTTATTTTCATTACTTGAAAAATCACTCATATAAATATATTAAAAACCACATAATATATTTATATTTATTACTAATTAAAATATATTTTTCTTAATTCTTCAACATCTTTGTCTGGTATTCTTTTACTATTAAATTCCCTTGGAGATTTATTTGTTGTTATCATTTGATTTAAAAAATATAAAGAATACATTCCGCATTCGGTATTAGAATACTGATGTTCTTTTCTATTAAAATACGTAGTGAAATCTATATTTATTTCACTTCCTTGTTTTTCTATTCTCTCTATTAAAATCATTATTTCTCTTGGAACTTTATCTCCATTACTATCAAAATAAAATATAAATTTTCTTTTAATATCAATAAATAAACTAATCCAATGTGCTCCTGATTTATTATGAGGATCTGTATTGAAAATTATACCTATTTTATTTTTTCCATCTTTTAATTGTTTTATTATATTTAAGTTACATAATTCATTCCAAACACATTCACCAAACATTAATTTTTTATCAAAATCAATAGGTGATGGTCCTATAAATATGAAATTTGGATAGTCTATTTCATATTGCTTCATTACTTTTTCTATATCATTACTTGTTAACCATTCATTTGGCTTTTCTTTCCAACTTTTTGGAGCATATGGAGCATGAGTATTATTTAATAATTCACCATCTAAATTATTTTCCATAAATTTTTGCTTTATCCAGCATCTTTCTGTAGAACATACTTCTTTTAAATTATTTTTTAACCTTTCCCATATTTCTCTAGTATCATTTGTTTGTATTTCTTTATCTGGGTGACGCTTATTCCACATTTTTTTTATTTTCTCCAATGAATTTTTACTATAACAAGTAAATTGTTTTTCTTTGTTAGCACTACAATTTAATTTTCTAAATTTTTTTTTTGTTTTTATTTTATTCTTTCTTTTCTTAATTGCTTTTTTAATTGTTTTATTATTTCTAACATTTTGTCCCATTTATATATTATCTATATTTTTCTTTTTTACTCCTTTATATCTAAGATGTGGTTCTTGTAAATTAGCTTCTCTTTTATTTGGTAATATTTCTCTCTTTATAACATTTTTATCTTTTACAAAATTATCTAGACTTATTGTTTTTTTTTCTTCTTTTAATAAAATATTATCAATATCATGATTATTATTTAATTTATTATTAACTACATTATTAGATATATCATAATTATTAATTACATTATATTCTTCATAATCTTCTTGTAAAATATCCGTTGTATCATTAAATTTATATTCTTCTATTAAACATTTCATAAAATTTATACATGCTAATTTTGTTTTATCATTTGTGCTAAATTCAAATTTTTCACTGTTTATATCTTTACATATATCTTTACATATATCTTTTATATATTGACTTATTCTTTTTTTGTAAAATTTAACATCATCATTAAATTCTTTACTTAATATTGAATTATTTTTCAAAATTTGACTTTGTAAATTTGGATTTAATAAATATTGGATTGTTACATTTTCTATATATTTTTCAGAACTCATAATATTTATTATTAATTTTAATTATTATTTATAACTATTAAAATAATAATTACATATTTTTCAATTGTTGTCTAGTATGATTATAAAAATTATCTCTTCCTAATTTTCCTAAATCTCCCAAATCTGTATTATTAAATTTACTTTGTTCAAATAAATATGGAAATGCCTGTATTTCATTTTGTTTTTCAATAGATTCTCTATTATATAAATCACTTGATGAAGACGGAATATATTGACTTGATGTTGAATTTGATCTTGGATATATTTGATTTCTTAATACACTTTCACTATTTACATTTGATACAAAATCACTCCATTTTGTTTTATATCCCATTTTAATTGACTCATTTTCAATAGGTTTTGTTATTGGATACTTTTGATATTTTGTGCTCTGTGAGCGTTGTTCAAATACAGGATTAAAATATGTTAGGGGTATATTTCTATCAAATAATCTTTCATTGAGTTCTTCAGTTCTCTCTAAATTACATAAATAATTTGTTCTTCTTTCACTCATATATATTTTATACTATTATAATAAATCGTCTTAAAGATATATTTTTGTTAATATATTAATATATATATATATGTGTGGAATATTCGGATTTTTAAATAATTCGTTAACACCGGCAAATGTTATTACTAATAAAATTATTGAAGATAGTTTTAATAAAGGAAAGCATCGAGGCCCAGATAATTCATCAATTACAAAATTAAATAATCTTACTTTTGGGTTTCATCGTCTAGCTATTAATGGGTTAGATACGATTTCTAATCAACCAATTGTTATTGATAACATATATCTAATTTGTAATGGAGAAATTTATAATTACAAAAAAATATATGAAGAATTAAATATTATTCCACAAACTAATTCCGATTGTGAAGTTATTATTCATCTATATAAATTATTTGGTATTGAAACATTATTAAATATGTTAGATGGTGTTTTTTCATTTATTTTATATGATGAGTCTAACAAAAAAATATTTGTTGCCAGAGATGCTTTTGGTGTGCGACCTCTTTATATTCTAGGAAATACAGATGAAATAAGTAAAAGTTATAATTCTGGTTGGTTAAATGCTCATATTATTGGCTTTTCTTCAGAATTAAAACAATTATCTGATATTTATCATCATATTAATAATGTTACAGAAATTGTTACTCTAAATCAATTTACACCTGGAACATATATGGAATTATCATTATCCACAACAAATAAATGGTATCTTTCTCATCATAAACAATTTTTCAATTATCCTCTAAATAATTTATCATATAAAGTTACAGAAGAAGCTATTACACAATTAATAAGTAATTTTTTTACAGACGCTGTAAAAAAACGTATTGAAACTACAGAACGCCCAATTGCTTGTCTATTATCGGGTGGTCTAGATAGTAGTATTGTAGCGGCTATTGTTTCTAAACATTATGATAAACAATTAGAAACATATAGTATTGGATTACCTGGTTCAGAAGATTTAAAATATGCTAAAATTGTATCTAATTATCTAGGAACAAAACATACTGAAATTGTTGTAACTGAGGAAGATTTCTTTAATGCTATTCCAGATGTAATTTATATGATAGAAAGTTATGATACTACTACAGTTAGAGCTAGTGTTGGTAATTATTTAGTAGCCAAATATATTGCTAAAAATAGTGAGGCTAAAGTTATTTTTAATGGAGATGGTAGTGATGAGCTAATGGGTGGCTATTTATATATGAATAAAGCTCCTAATCATCTAGAATTTGATAAAGAATGTAAACGGCTTTTAAGTGATATTTATCTATATGATGTTCTAAGAAGTGATCGTTCAATATCAACAAATGGATTAGAACCTAGAACACCATTTTTAGATAGAAAATGGGTAGAGTTTTATTTAAATATTCCTTCACAATTACGTTTTGAAAGTAACAAAAAACAGGAAAAATATTTATTTAGAAAAGCATTTGAAAATAGTAAATTATTACCAGATGAAATTTTATGGAGAAGAAAGGAAGCTTTTAGTGATGGGGTAAGTAGTTTACAAAAATCATGGTATGAAATTATCAATGATAAAGTAAATCTTATGAATATTCCTGTAAAAAATTATTATGATAATAATCCTAAAACAAATGAACAACGATTTTATAGAGAATTATTTGAAAAATATTATAAAAATCTTAGCTATAACATTCCTTATTTTTGGATGCCAAAATATATTGATGCTACAGATGCTAGTGCTAGAACATTATCTATTTATTAATATATTCTAAAATTACATAATTATTGCTTATTGATGTAATAATTATATAAGTAATATTTATATGAATTCTCAATTTTTTTTATATAGTGGAATTATAACTGGTATATATAGTATTTATGCTTCATTAAGATATTATTCTCTTACTGGTCATAATCTTATTTCATGTATTCTAGCTAATAATTATATAAAAAATAGAAAAATTAAACATATTATTGATGTTAGAACACAAGTAGAATGGGACTATGGACATTATAAAAAATCTATACATATACCCATACAAAATATTAGCAAAAATATTTTAAATAGAAAAATATCTAATAAAAATGACGGTATACTTGTTTATTGTAATACTGGGCAACGCGCTAGAAATGGTGCTGAAAAAATAATATCTTATGGTTATAAAAATGTATACTATATAGACAATACATATGATTGTCTACATTAAACTATATATTATAGTAATAATATATTCATAATATATAATGTTTGAATATTTAATTAAGATTACAGAACAAAAATGGCATCAAAAACTATATTATTTATTAAGTTATTTTAGTATATTTTTATATATTGTAGCATTTATTGGTTTATCTTTCAATGCTCCAAAATATTTATTACTTTTACAAGAAATAATGAAAATATATATATCTATTATTTTGTTATTGAGATTTAATCCATTTTATAAAATAGAATTTAATAAAAATAATTATGAATTTGATAGAAAAATAGCGTTTGCTTCTGGTATATTTTTATTATTAACAACTGGGCTATCTACATACATAAATAATATTTTAAATAAAATAAAAATTTAATAAAATTGAATTATTTTTTAATTAAATTTATTAAAATATAATTAAAATACTTACTAATATATTATGCTTTCACTTATATCAAACATATTTCAATGTTTATATTATAGATTTCAAGGTGATTATGAAATAAGAGTTATAAAGAGAATTAATTCAAACGAAACATTTGTTATGTATTTATCTGATGAAGAAAATGATTAATGTCTTATTGTCTTATTTTTATTAATCCTTCTTTTATAAGTTTTTCTATTATTATCATTAATAAATTTTTTTACATGTGAAAATAATTTTTTACTAACTATTTTATCTACTTTGTATTCTTCGTCGTCTTTTTTTACAACTCTATAATTATATTTTTTATATAAATTATTCATTTCTTTTATAAAATTTTCATCTATTAATTCATACGAATTAATATATCTTTTAATCATATCATTAAAATCTATAGGATATAAATATGGCTCAACTTTAATATAAAAAACTTGATCATCTACCATTTGCTCATGATATTGATCATCTATAAAACAAATTTTAACATTTTTTGGTAGTTTTACACATCGAAATAAATCATCAACACTTTTATTATGTGATGTTCTATTTAATTCAATCCGTTTTCCATCAACTTTGAATGCCGCTATTATTTTATCAAATAATTTATTATTTAATTTATATTCAAAATAGTTTTTTATATTTTCAACCCAGGATTTCTCTCCTTGATTATTAGTATATATCATTACCTTATAACACTTTTTTTCCTCCTTTTTAATTGATATATATTTTAAAATAGATAACATATATGGTCTAATAAATTCCGGATACAAATCTAATATTTTCAAAAATTCTTCTTTTTCTATTTTTTTATTATAATATTCTTCCAGACAATCTATAAATATCCCTAATTCTACAAAATAACCTAGTGTTTCATCTAAGTCAAAAATAATTACGCGGTTATCATTACGCATAATATAGTGTAAGAATTTTTTTTTACAACAATTATAACTCATTAATAATAATTTATTTTTAAAATATACATGTAACATCATTATATTTTTTTCTTTTTATATATTATGAATCCTACATATGAAGATTATAAGACAATAATAAAGTTTTATAAAATAAAAAATATTGAAAAATTATCTAAAAAAGAAATAAAAAAATATGCTGAATATATATTAGCTGAAAAATTATGTAGTTGTATTAAAAAAGTTACTAAAAGTAATAAATTACCTGAACCATCAGCAATAGCAATATGTAAAGATTCAGTTGTAAGACAGAAAAAATTAAAAATAAATAGATTTACTTGTAAAAATAAACCTAAACTTATTCCTAATAAAAAAACTAGAAAAAATATACAAAAGATTAAATAATATACAAAATAAATATTATTCTTACTTAAATTATTATTTATTTATCAATATATACTTTATCGCATACATTTTTGATAATTTTCTCTCTACATTCATTAATATCTGTGCTACATTTTGTTATTAATCTTATATATTCATCTTTTAATCTATCATTATTCATATAATTTGGATTTGCATCAGTCCACTCTTTAATTGATTGTATTTGTTTATGTGATAATTTTCTTAATGCTAAATTCAATTCTTCATGTTCATTATCTTTTTTCCATGATGAATTTGTGCTTCCTGGATCATCGCTTTTTATATATAAGGTTTCCCGTTTTTTATCAGTGCAATGTAATGGTCTTTCATATAAAGATAGTTTATTCATATTATCAATTATTAAATTAGTAATCCCCTCTCCTAATCCTTTATTTGATGTTGTTAATAAATTTTTAAGAGAAACTTCTATTGAATCTATAAATTTTTCTATTGAAATCGCATCTTTACATTGTTCGTTTAAAAATACATTTATATTGAATTTATTTTTAGTCATATTATTAGTTGTATTATTTATCGTATTTCCTATTTTAGGAAGTAATTCACCTATTTGTTTTTGCTGTTCAAAAATAATATTTTTCATATCTTTATTATCATTTACTAAACTTAAAAGTAATTTTTTATAATCAACATTGTTTTCATCTGTTATTAGCGAATCATTATTTATATTATTTATTTTCTCTCCATTTTCTTTTATTATATTATTATTTTCTTCTATATAATTACATTTTTTTTTATGATTATACAATGATGGTTTATGTTTATAAATTTTACCACATTCACATTGAAATGGTTTGGGGATTTTTGGGGATTTTTCATTAGTATCATTAGTATTTTCATTATTTTTATGTTTAAGGGTTGTTAAATGTTTAACGTAATCTTTCTTATTACACGTATTATAGTTACAACATAAACATTCGAAAAATTTGGGGATTTTTGGGGATTTTTCATTAGTCATTCGTTAGTATAAAATACTAATAAAAAATCCCTAAATTATTTTAAAAAATTATTAAAAAAAAAGTTCAGTAACACTTTTTATTTTTCAAAAATTAAAATAAGAGCATTATGGTCTAAAGTCATTTTTTCGTTTTTTTTTGTCAATTCTCAAATCGAAAAATGAAAATTGGACATTTTTTTGTCCATTTTTGAAAAATGAAATTGAGAATTGAAAAAAAAGAAAATAAAGCAATTTAGCTAGAAGGAGAGCATAAATTTATGAAACACAGTTTTTTATTAAAATTTTATAAATGTAAACAATAACAATATATTTTATTATATGTAAGATAATATAATATTTTATTATAATATAATGAATAAAACAAAAATAAATGCAAAAACGATGAATTTTGCAAAACAGAGAGATAATTTATTATTTAATGAAAATAAAAAAATAATAATTGACTGGTCAGCTAAAGCTGGATGCACAAATATAGCTATAATGTTTTTTAAATATATTGATTTATATAAAAATTTTAATTTAAAAAATTCAATTGATATTCACCATGAAAGAATAGAGTATTTAAAGAAAAATATGGCAACAGATAATATTATTTTAGATAATAAATATTTAAAAATTAAATTTGTTAGAAATCCTTATACAAGAGCAATTAGTTCTTATATACATTATGTTGTATTTTACAATAATAAAAGCATTTCATTTTTTGATTATTTAAATAATTTAAATAATAATAAATACAATTATGATATTCATTATGCTAGTCAACATCATTTATTAGAAATAAAACAAAAAATATATAATGAAATTGTAAAAATTGAAAATATACATGGTGAAATAGAGAGAATAAATAAAAAATATAATATAAAATTAGATTACGACTCTCTTTCCAATCATCAATCTATAAAAAAAATAGATGAAAAAAAATATGTAGGTTATATTAAATATTCAGATATAAAAAACATCCCATCTTATAGATACTTTTATGATGATGAGATAATAAAACAATTAGTGTATGAGATTTATAAAATAGATATCAATTTATATAATTATACATTTGAAGAGTTTTTGAAATTAAATTAATGTATTTTACTTAATAATATATTAGAAATATAAGTAATATGTTATTAATGATTCATCCTATAATATATAGAATTTGTGCATCTTCTTGTGGAGCTTTATCTAGTATTCCTCTAGATATTGTTCAAACTAAAATACTTTCTGGAGAGAAAGATATTTTTAAAATAAACGAATTGAAATGGACCTTTTTAATGACTTTTCTTTTTACCATACAAAATAGTGTTTATGAGTTCACTAGTTTTATTCCAAATAAAACTATACGAGGAACATTATCAGGTCTCTCTGCTTCACCTTTTTATATATTAGTTGAAATGAAAAAAATGAAAAATAGATTAGGATTATATCCTTTTTATAAAAAATTTATTTTTTGGCTTACATTTAGAGAGATAATTGTTTATGTCACAATTTATAATTTATTCATGTTAAATATCCCATATTCAAAATTATTGGCATCATTATTATCTAATGGGTTTGGATTTCCATTGAAAATAATTGCCTTTAAAAATGGTTATCCTACATTAAATTATTCTTATGATAAAATTAAAAAGACAGCACTTATTGAAATAATTAAGTCTTCAATTGGAGATAGCATTACATTATATCTAATATATATCTTTCCTTTCTCTCCATTAAAAATATAATTTAATAATTACTTATAAATTTTTTTACAAATAATTATTAATAATGAACGAAGAAGCTATACACTTTTTAAATCATTCTCTTAATAATGATAATAATGAATCAATTAATAATTTGACTTCTGAACTTATCAAAGAGAGAAAAGAAACTATTTTAAAGGAACTTCCTATTACAAAAAAAGAATTGGGGAATTTAACAAAAAAATTAAAAGGTTATAGATATGTTGAAGAAATACAAGAATTACATGTTGGATGTTATATTCGCTGGATTAAATTGAAAAATCCCGAAGATGAAATAAAATTAACTAATGGAGCTTTATTATGTGATATTAAAATAGAAGATAACATATTATTAGTATGTAAAAATAATATGAATCGAATATTTAATGTAAATATGTCAGAAAATCTTATATTTCAAAAATTGACTGACCAAGAAAAAATTATTCTTTATGCTATTGATTGTTTAAGTAATTAATTTTTTCTATATTTTTTATCACTACCATTTTTTGTATATCTATGATGATGTAAGCATAATCCAGGGTCTATTCTTGCTTCTCTATTACATATCACATTTTCATGTGGTTTTGGCATTAAACCTTTTGCTATAGCTTGTTCTATTGTAATAGCATTTACATCACATCCATTACGTATTACATTCATTGGGAAACTTTGTTTTGATAAAGTAGTTGGTAAATTATTTTTGTATTTTATAAAAGGTCCTTGTAAATATTGACTTTGTGATATAGCTCCTCTTCCATTCAATGTTTTGGCATATGGACCTCCTGAAGAAGCTGATACACCATGACCCACTATCATTTTCTTACTTCCAACAAACCATGAACATGGGAATCCTGAATTACATGAATATTTATGTCCTTCAAGTGGTCCATTTTCTAAATAAAGAGAATAATGTGATACAGAATCATTATTAGCATGTTTAGCCATTATATATTGCCCTTGTGTATGATGTTGTTGATATTCATTATCGATTGGTTGAACCCAATTAATAGGAGGAACAATAGGATTACCATCTTCATCATATGTAATTCTATCTGGATTATAAGCACTATGTAATGTTCCACTATATCTTGTTTCAATCATTCCTTTAGTATTTTTAACAGATGTTTTTACAATTTCATCATCATTTTTAGTGCAACATAATCCACTAAAATGTAAATTGCGTTCATATGTTCCTACTTTAGATGTTGGTAAATTTAATCTTCCTCTCCATCCTCCTCCATGACCCATTGGTTCAGTTCCTCTAAATGGAGTTCTTGCTTGACGTCTTCCTAAATTAGTAGTTTTACCCATTGAAGGAACTCTTAATGTTCCGTTTAAAGCAAATCCTAAGTGTCCTTTGCCAGATATTGGAGCATTTCTAGGATTACCATTATTAGTTTTTCTTTTTAAAGTTGCTAATGACATTACTTATTATAATATAATAAAAAAAGATTATTACATTATAATATTAATAAATTTTTCTTAATATTGATTAAAAATTAAATTTGTTGTATCAAATAGACTTTTAAGATTTGTCTCAATATTTCCATTTGAAGCATTATAACTAATAGTTATATTACCAGTAATATTTTGGTTGAAAAATACATCTCTTCTAAAATCAATATTAATAACATCACCTTGAAAAAATACAGAAGTTAATTTATTATCTTTAAAAGCACCATCACCAATAGTAGTAACAGAATTAGGTATAGTAACCGAATTTAAACTATTATTTGCAAAAGCACGTTGACCAATACTAGTAACAGAATTAGGTATAGTAACAGAAGTAAATTGATTATCTGCAAAAGCACCATCACCAATAGTAGTAACAGAATTTCCTATAGTAACAGAAGTTAATTGGTTATTTGTAAAAGCACCATCACCAATAGTAGTAACAGAATTTCCTATAGTAACAGAAGTTAATTGGTTATTTGTAAAAGCACCATCACCAATAGTAGTAACAGATTTAGGTATAGTAACAGAAGTTAATTGGTTATTTGTAAAAGCACCATCGCCAATAGTAGTAACAGAATTAGGTATAGTAACAGAAGTTAATTGGTTATTTGTAAAAGCTAATTCACCAATAGTAGTAACAGAATTAGGTATAGTAACCGAATTTAAACTATTATTTGCAAAAACAGAAAAACCAATACTAGTAACAGAATTAGGTATAGTAACAGAAGTTAATTGGTTATTTGTAAAAGCTAATTCACCAATAGTAGTAACAGAATTAGGTATAGTAACAAAAGTTAAACTATTATATTGAAAAGCAGTATTACCAATAGTAGTAACAGAATTTCCTATAATAACAGAAGTTAATTTGTTATTTGTAAAAGCATTTTCACCAATACTAGTAACAGAATTAGGTATAGTAACAAAAGTTAAACTATTATATTGAAAAGCAGTATTACCAATAGTAGTAACAGAATTTCCTATAATAACAGAAGTTAATTGGTTATTTGTAAAAGCATTTTCACCAATACTAGTAACAGAATTAGGTATAGTAACAGAAGTTAATTGGTTATTTATAAAAGCAGATTCACCAATAGTAGTAACAGAATTTCCTATAATAACAGAAGTTAATTGGTTATTTGTAAAAGCATTTTCACCAATACTAGTAACAGAATTAGGTATAGTAACAGAAGTTAATTGGTTATTTATAAAAGCAGATTCACCAATAGTAGTAACAGAATTTCCTATAATAACAGAATTTAAACTATTATCTGCAAAAGCACCTTGACCAATACTAGTAACAGAATTTCCTATAATAACAGAAATTAAACTATTATTTTGAAAAGCAACATTACCAATAGTAGTAACAGAATTAGGTATAGTAACAGAAGTTAATTGGTTATTTGTAAAAGCAAATTCACCAATAGTAGTAACAGAATTTCCTATAATAACAGAAGTTAATTGGTTATTTATAAAAGCTAATTCACCAATAGTAGTAACAGAATTAGGTATAGTAACCGAATTTAAAATATTATTTGCAAAAGCACGTTGACCAATACTAGTAACAGAATTAGGTATAGTAACAAAAGTTAAACTATTATTTTGAAAAGCAACATTACCAATAGTAGTAACAGAATTTCCTATAATAACAGAATTTAATTGATTATCTGCAAAAGCAAATTCACCAATAGTAGTAACAGAATTAGGTATAGTAACAGAAGTTAAACTATTATATTGAAAAGCAGTATTACCAATAGTAGTAACAGAATTTCCTATAATAACAGAAATTAAACTATTATTTTGAAAAGCACCATCACCAATACTAGTAACAGAATTAGGTATAGTAACAGAAGTTAAACTATTATATTGAAAAGCACCATCACCAATACTAGTAACAGAATTAGGTATAGTAACAGAAGTTAATTTATTAGAAGTAAAAGCAAAAAAATCAATATTAGTAACAGAAGTTGGAATAGTAACGTTTTCTATAGTATATACAGGAACCTCATTCCCAATATTATCAATATTATTTTTTAGATAAGAATTATATATTGTTTTTACATCGGAAAAAATAGTTACTGTTTTAGCATTCGTAAATATAGGATTGCTAGTATCTAAAATATCTTCGATTATATAATAAATAGTTATTCCATTTAAATATATAATTTCAATATTATAGACAATTGGTTTATCACATAATCCACCACATCTTCCAGTATGTGGTTTATCACATAATCCACCACATCTTCCAGTATGTGGTTTATCCATAGTTCCTGGTTTTAATTGAGCTCTACGTGCTAATGCTCTTCTTATACCTGGATTTGATGCTCTTCCACCACTTTGAACTCCAGCACCTGGAGTATAAACATTAAATAAATTAGTAGGTCTATTATATTGTAATGCCATTTGAGATAAAGTTTTTCTAGAACCACCACCTACAATACCAATTTTACCTGGATAAGACATATATATTTATATAAATAAAATAAATATATATTTAGAAAGCAGAACCTCCAAAAATACTAAAACCTTCATTTGCTGCCATTGGTTCAAAATTACCACCTCCAGGTGTAGCAGCGTCAACTAAAGGTGTATTTGGGCCTTGAAACATTTTATTAAAATTTGGACCTTGATTTACAGTATTATTATGAACTTGATTTATATGTTGCGAATCTGTCATACCATTCATTGCTTCGGGATTAATATTCATGCTCATTGTGGGAGGTCCACCTAAATTTACTTGGTTTAATCTATCAGCTTGACTAGGTTGATGTTGGCCATTTGAAATAGGTTGTTTTGTTTTATAATCCTTTTTTCCTTTTGGTTCTTCTCGGTTACCTTCCCACATATCAACTAGTCTCTCCAAAAGAATATTGATTTTGCTTCCTAATTTAGTTTGCATTGTAAATAAAGCAATAAATAAAGGAATAATAAAGTTAATTTCATTAAATGTTGGGTAATTGGATTGGGAGTATGTAGGTATAAATCTAATTATTCTATTGATAAACCATATAGATAATAAGATTAAAGAAATAGTTCCAAAAACTTCAAAGAAAATTTCTAAAGTTCCTTTTGTTGGATCTTCTTCAGGGGTTATATAGTTAATAGATTTGAGAGATAAAATAACTAATGGGATTGCTAAAAAAGAATATTGAAAATAGTTCATAATTGTATTTTTGTTATCTTCTTCAAAATTAAATACATATGAAAAGAACCCTTCTTTTTTAGATATTTTATCATCATTTTCTTTAATACTTTCCATTATGTTTTATAAAAAGAAATTAAAAATATAAATAAAGATAATATAAATGCTAAAAATAGCGTTGGATTCGTTAAAGTATGGAGAAAGTAAAAATCCAGAAAATAAACATGATGAATATCAATATATTAATTTAATTAAACATATATTAGATTATGGAACCATGATAGAAGGGCGTAATGGAAATGCTTTAACAATTTATGGTTCATCAATGCATTTTTATCTTGAAAATGATACATGGCCACTTATTACATCAAAAAAAGTAGCTTGGAAAACATGTGCTAAAGAATTATTCTGGTTTTTAAAAGGTTCGACATCTAATAGTGAACTTAGGGAGCAAAATGTGCATATTTGGGATGGTAATGGTAGTCGAGAATTTTTAGATAGTAGAGGATTAACAAATCTAGAAGAAAATGATTTAGGACCCGTTTATGGTCATCAATGGAGATTTTTCAATGCCTCATATGAAAATTGTAATACTGATTATATTGGTAAGGGTGTCGACCAGATTAAATATATAATTGATTGTTTAAAGGACCCAAAAGAAAGATATTCGCGGAGATTAATTTTGTCAGCATGGAATCCACAACAACTAGATGAAATGGCATTACCACCTTGTCATGTATTGGCTCAGTTTAATGTTATTGGTAATAAATTATCTTGTTCACTATATCAAAGAAGTGGTGATGTGGGTTTAGGAGTTCCATTCAATATTGCTTCATATAGTTTATTAACTCATATAATTGCTAAACATTGTGATTTACAGGCAAATGAATTTATTTATCATTTAGGAAATTGCCATATATACGATGATCATATTAAACCACTTAGAAATCAAGTAAATAATGTATTATATCCTTTTCCAAAAATTTCTATTTTAGAAAAATATGATAATATTAATAATTATAGTATTAAAGATATTAAAGTAGAAAATTATCAATGTAATAATGTTATAAAAATGGAAATGCGAAAATAATGAAATATTAAGATATTTAACAAAAATATATGAGTAATTCAGCATCAATAGCAGCAGCTAAAAGAAGAAGAGGAGCATCTCAAAACCCACCAGTAGCAACAACTTCATCTGCTTCATCTTCAAGAAATATTAATCGGGTTCAAAGCGAACCTACTTTAGAAAACGGAGAGAGAACACAACAAAGAATTAGTCCTATTCAAATATTAGGAATGCATGAAAATAGATTAGAATTTTTAGAAAGACAACACAATAATATGGCGATGGCTTTAAATCAATACCCAAATCCAAATGAAGAAAAAATAGTAACATTAAAAGATTTAGAAGATTTTAGACAAGCTTTTCAAAAACTTTCTTCTACTGAAAAGAAAGTTGAAGGTTGTTCTGTAAATGTTCAACAAATTAAGAAAGAAGTATCTGAAGAATTTACAAAAAATCAATTAACTAATTTAGCAACTAAAAAAGACGTTGATTCATTAATCAGTTCAATGAGAAAAGAATTATTAAATGAAAATTTTAAAAGCTTAGAAGATAAAATAAATGCTTTAAAAATTTCTAATAGTGAAGTATCTTCATCTACAACATCATCTTCAAAAGAAATTCAAGAAGTTACAAAAAGTTTAACAAAAAAAATAGAAGACTCCATTCCAAAAAATACTGTTACATCAAAACAATTAGATGATGTTAAAAGTGAACTAAATAAAAAATTTGATGGAATACAAATTCCAAAAGACTACATTACATCTAAACAATTAACTGACTTAAAAAATGAATTAAATAAAAAGATAGATTCTTTACCAAAAGATACTCCAAATGTTTCAAGTGATAAACCTGTTCAAGAAGAAAAATTATCATTAACAGCCAAAGCTAGAATAGATACTTTAGAAAATAAAGTAAAAGCATTAGAAGCTATTATATTAAAATAATAAATTTTAATAAAATTTTTAATAAAAAATTAGTAATATACTTAAAATATTATTATACATTTTTTTTAATGAATATAATAATATTTATATTAGTATTTTCGATAGTATTATTTATATACATACATATATATTATCATTTTAAGACCAATAATGATTTGGAAATTTTAGAAATAAATAATATTTCTAAAGAGCGATTAGAAGAAATATGTGATTTAAGACAACCTTTAACAATGACCATTGATAATAATATTTTCAAAGATTTTTTCCTCAAAAACTTGCTAGAAAATTATTCTAGTTTTGATATTAAAATACGAAATATCAAAAACTTAGATGATAATACAGAATTATTTCTACCTTTATCTTTGAATGATGCGAATAAACTAATGATAGAGGATAAAGAGGGACAATATATATCAGAAAATAATAACGATTTTTTAATAGAAACAAGCATTATTAAAGATATTAGTGTCCATGATTTATTTTTTAGACCGTATATGTTATCTAATATAGAGTATGATTATATATTTGGCTCTAAGAATTCATATACACCTTTGCGTTATAATTTAAATTACAGAAATTATTTTTTAGTTCTACAAGGAAAAATACGAATTAAATTGACGCCACCTAAAAATGATAAATATTTATATTGTAATAAGGATTATGATAATTTTGAATTTCGCTCGCCTTTAAATGTCTGGAATATACAAGATGAATACAAAACAGATTTTAATAAAATGAAATTTTTAGAAGTAGATTTAGAACCAGGTAATATTATATATATACCAGCATATTGGTGGTATAGTATTCAAATATTAGAAGAAAATACATCTATATTATCATTTAAATATAGAACATATATGAATAATGTTGCAATTTTACCTCAAATTATTCTAAAAATAATGCAAAAACAGAATATAAAACACAAAATTATTGATAATTAATAATTAATAATTAAAATTGATATTATTATTTATATTATAATTATTTATAAAATAAATTATAATATAATTTAAATGAGCTATAAAATTCATATAGAAGATCGCAATTATAATACTTGGTCTTGGCATGAAATTGAAAATATGAAGGATGTTACAGAAGAATTTACTTGTAATCCTATTGAAAAAAAATTATTTACCGGTGATATTGTTGATAGCGGTGGCGTTCTAAAAGAATCTATTGTGAGAGAAGCAACAAATATACCTGGTATAATGATATATGGTAATAAAACATATGGTAGAAGTAATAAGGGAAGGTTTTACTATAAATGTATACCAAATGACAAACGACTGCCGTCCTTTCTGGTAACTTATGAACAAAAAGATATAGGGTTTAATAAAAAAATGGTAAATAAATTTGTATTGTTTAGATTTCACAAATGGGAAGAGAAGCATCCTATTGGTTCTATAAATCAGATTGTAGGTGATATTAATGTGTTATCAAATTTTTATGAATATCAGCTATATTGTAAAAATTTATATGTTTCTCTATCACTTTTCACAAAAGATACAATGCGCAAATTAAAACAACATAGCAATGAGCTTTTCATTAAAACTATTTCAAGTAATAATAAAAGTATTGAAAATAGAATAGATAATTATAAAATTTTTACCATTGATCCAAATTCTACTGGTGATTTGGATGATGCGGTTAGTATTGATGATGAAAAAATTAGCATTTATATATCAAATGTTCCTATTTTACTAGAACATTATAATTTATGGAATTCATTTACAAAAAGAATTTCAACTATTTATTTACCTGATCAAAAACGACCAATGTTACCTTCTGTATTATCTGAAGTTTTATGTAGTCTCCTACAAAACGAATCTAGAATCGCATTTTGTATAGATATTTATTATAAAGATGATAAAATTATTGATATAAAATATACAAATGCTCTCATTAAAGTTCATAAAAATTTTGTTTATGATGAAGAAGAACTATTGAGATTTACAGATTATAATATTTTAAAAGATAAATTATTAGAATTATCAAAAGAATACAAATATATCAAATGTATTAATGATAGTCATGATGTTATCGCGTTTTTGATGATTTTAATGAATCATGAATCTGCTAAATATATGGTAAAGCATAAAATTGGTATATATCGAAATTTAAAATTTAAAGATGTAGTTGATTCAAAAGTTCCCGATGATATACATGATTTTATTAAAATATGGCAATGTTCATGTGGTTCTTATAATACTTATGATGAAAATAATTGTCATGAACTTATTTATGGTGGTATGAAAAAATATACACATATTACATCCCCAATTAGAAGATTGGTCGATTTATTAAATATGATAAAAATTCAAGAAACACTTGGATTTGTAAATTTATCAGAAGATATGAATAAATTTTACAATTATTGGATTGATAATTTAGATTATATAAACACAACTATGAGAGCAATTAGAAAAATACAAATAGATTGCAATATATTGAATATGTGTGTCAATAATAAAACTATTATTGAAAAAGCATATACAGGTTATGTTTTCGATAAAGTAGATAGAGAGAATAAATATAGCCAATATAATGTTTATTTACCAGAATTAAAAATTATATCTCGGGTAAATATTAAAGAAAATTATGATGATTATGAAAAAAAACAATTTAAAATATATTTAATAGAAGATGAAGCAACACTTAAAAGAAAAATTCGTCTACAAATGGTTTGAATTTATCCAAAGAAATTTTCACCACTATATTTAATATAAAGAAAATTGTCTATATTTTTATTTTTTTCATATAATTCTTGCATAGTAGTATTTGGATTGGGAATGTTGTTATTAATAAAAAATATTATACTTTGTTTATCTGTTATTTTTAGACGTTTTCTTACAATATATATAAATTGATTAAAAAACATATCTTTTGGGCATAAGTATTTATGTCTATCTATTTCGTCTATATTTTTACAATTTTTATTTTTTTCTAAATAAATAAAAACTTTATCTGAATATTTTTGTTTTATATTTTCTACTTCTTCTTTTCTCTCTTCTATACTTTTAGCAAAATGATTTTTCTTTATCATATTTATAAATAAATATAATTATTCTTATATTATTAAATAAAAACAATAATAAACTTTTTATGTAGATTAAATATTTTTGTATCAATAATATATATATGGCTTATTCGAGAAAAGTTCGTAGACACAGAAAACGTGGGAAAAAAGGAGGCGTTGAAACACGTGGACAAAAAAGACGGGTTGACGAAGGATTACCTGCTGTAGAAACTACTATGAGAGAAGCTCCTAGCAAAAAAGCAACTACAAAAAAAGCACCAAAAGATCCAGAAACATTAGCTGAATCAAAACCAAAGACAAAAAAACCCACTACAAAAAAAGAGCGTAGAGAAGCAAGAGAAAAATTACCCTCTGTAATTAAACAAAAACAAGCTGCTTTAGAAAAAAAAATAGCTAAAGAAACTAGAGCTAAAAGATTAGAGAAAAAAAGACGTGAAACTGCTATGAAAGGGTTCAAATTAAGAAGATTTAAGAAAGTTCAAGAATCTCGTAAAAAAAAACCAAAACCAAAACCAAAATTTCCAAAAACTTTTCGTGCAACAAAAAAAATGTTATCGCCAATAAAAGAGTCTCCTAAATCTTCATCTCCTCGTGAATATAAATCAAGTGCTGATAAAGAAATATTAGCTGGACTTGAAAAAAGTTTACTTGGATTAAAAATAAGTAAATAAATAAAAATTTTTACATAATTTTCTGTATTATATAAAATTATGTAAGCAAAACTACAAGTTACAAGAAAATCAGTAATGAATTAGATATATAATGATTGGTTTGTAGCAATATATTTTAATGTTAACTCTGGTATCTCTCTTAATTTTTTTAATAAATTCATATTTTGTAATGTTTCACAAATCTTTTCTAATTCTAATGCTATATTATTAATCTTTAATATTGCTTTAATAAATTCACCTAGAAATATTTCTGTTTCGCATTTCATAAGATCTATAATATATTTACAATCTTGCTCATTGGAACAATTACACCATTCAAATACATAATCAATTAAATCGAAATTGTATTCATATTCTAATCCAGTAAATAAATTATTTTTAATTTCTTGATCTTTATAATATTCAATTCTCTCTACAATATATTTTGATACTTCATAAATATTAATATTCTTTTTAGATGGATTTACATTTCTCTTATCATCTTGTAATGAAATATTTGTAAAACAACTGAATATGCCAACAAGTTCTTGTGTTGAAATATCGGCGAATCCGTTGTATTTTATATAAGTATCAGCCATAGCTAATGAATTGACTTCTTGTAATTGCATCGAAATAAATGCTTTATCATTAAGATTATATGAAATATCTATAAAATTATCATTTTTTAAAATATTAATAATTAATTGAATATTACTATCAATATAATTTACCGCATTAATAGCAAAATTATTTGTTTTATTTCTCTCTTCGCATAAATCATTATATTCACTATATTTTTCCATATCTTTCTTTAAAAATTTATTTTCTTGCTCAACTTCACTAATTTCTCTTTGTATTTTCTTCTTTTGTTTTTGACTAGCACCTTTTACACTATCTAATAGTGTTTTATAAGTTTCAATAATTTCTTTTTTTGTTGTAAAAATTATACCGCTATCGATTCCTTTTGTTAATTCATCTATTTTATTATCTAAAATTTGTAACTCTTTATTGTAATTATTAATTTCTTTAATAATATCTGTTTGAATAAAACTTTTTTCCATAAATTCTTTTAATTTATTAAAATCATATTCATTAGTATTATTTTCGCTATCATTTTCAATGTTTTTATTAGACGCTATTACATTTAATACAAGATTAAATGATATTTTAAATTGTGATTTTAGCATTTTTGGCGATCCAGTAACTATTTTCTTATATTCATTTGATAAAGGCATATCGAATAAATTATTACAATGAATTACATGACCTATTTTATCTAACCCTCTTCTTCCAGCTCTACCAGCCATTTGAGTATACTCATGAGATAGCAAATGTCTTAAACCATTATCTCCATTAAATTTTGATAAAGAAGTAAATATAACTGTTTTTGTTGGCATATTGATGCCCACAGCAAATGTTTCTGTAGCAAATAGCAATTTAATGTAACCTTTTTCAAATAACATTTCTACCATTTCTCTCAAAATAGGCATAATTCCAGCGTGATGTATAGCAATTCCTTTTTGTAATAATGTAATTAAATTTTTGAATTCATCTAATTGTGTGTATTCTTTATAATTCTTAATTTTACTTCTTAGAATATTTTCACATTCTTTTTTGATTATACTTGGTGTTTTATCTCCTTCTTCGAAAAGTGATACTTCAATTTCATGAGCACATAATTCAACATTTTTTCGTGAAAATATAAAGCAAATAGCTGGTAACATATTATTATTATTCAAATATTTAATAATATCATTTAAAACAAAATGTCTCTTAACAAAATTTCTATTTTTGTAAAAATAGTTCAATATATCGCTAATAGCATAATAATTTAATTCATTAAATACTCCATTATTATCTGCTAATTTAATTGGTTTATTTACATATTCTTTTAATTTCTTTTCATATTCTGTATTTTTTGCTATTTTAAAGATAGATTTATTTGTAGATATCCAGCCATAATGTGTTAATGGAACTACTCGCTCATTTGTTGGACATAAATACAATTTTTTTTCAATATTATAATAACTTTTATTTTTTTCTTTTTCTATCCAATTAGCAAAAATTTCTGGTTTTTCAATTGTAGCAGAAAGCATTATAAGTTGAACATGCGGAGGTAATAATATAATCGATTGTTCCCATACATTACCTCTATCTGCGTCTCCTATATAATGAACTTCATCAAATACAACAGCACCTAATTCATTATTAAAATCCATTTCAAAATGAAGATTGATATTTTTATCATTATTTTTAGATATTAAAGATGAAAATAATGTATTTCTTAAGATTTCAGTTGTCATGATTAATACATCTGCTTCTGGATTATCTTTAATATCTCCAGTTAATATACCAAATGATATATGTGGAAACTTTTTCTTAAAATCATAATATTTTTGATTACATAATGCTTTTATAGGTCCAGTATAAATTACTTTTTTATTTTTTTCTTTGAAAAAGTCAATCGCAAACTCGGCGGGTTGTGTATTATGTGTAACTATAAAATTACCTAAAATAAATTTATGATTTCCATCAATTTCAAATCCATAATAATTACCGATACCTTCTGATTCTATTTTAAAATGATATTCAAGTGCTGGTTTATTAATCATTCTTTCTTCATTAGATTTCTTTCTTTTACATAATATAGGAATTTCAGTAAGATTATCTCCAAAAATATGAATTCTATTATATTCACCTTCTTTCTTTACATTTTTATACATACAACTTTTCTTAACCTTTTTAGAGGAACAAGCAAATCCAAGACTTTTTACTAGATATACAATATCATCAGCTAATAAATTATTTTTTTGACTTATTTCATATGTTTTACAATAATAATAACCATCACTATCAATCAACCCTGCTAATAATTTAAGTCTATTCTCTCTAGAGTTAATTTTATAATCGAGAGGTATATGTTTATTATTTAGTAAATTATATTTTCGCAGAATACTCGTAATTTTATTTTCACGACCTCGATTTGTATATTTTTTTAATGTAGTTAATCCATATGTATATCCATTCCGATATTGTAAGTAACAATCGTAATCTAATATTTTTTCATGTAAATATTTTAAAATTACCGCATCTTGACATGTTATTTCAGCACTATTTGAAGAACCATCGCCTAACCATAAACCTATAATATATGGGTCAATATCAATATTTTTTTCTGGAAAATTAACACCAACCTTATAGGACAAAGAATTTCTCTGTAAATATTTTGGTAAATTTAAAAAGTCTTTAACAGAAATATTAAAATCTTTTCCTTGTATTAATTTTTTTTCATTTAATAATCTTTTTGCTTCAATAAAACATTCTTCTTTATCATTATTTTTATAATTAAATGATTTATATTTCATTTTAATCTCTTTGTTATCAAACCAACTAACTTCAAAGCGATTGGATTTTTTATTATTTTTTATGCTAGGTTTTACATTATATTTTAAAGATAGAATATGACTTTCATTACATGTAAAAGAATCTCCATCACTTAAAATAATATTATACATAGATTCAATGCCTCTTGCTAATCCTAATACATTTCTTTCCGTTGAATCATCCCCCATTATTTTTTCACCTACTTTAATATCTTGAACTTTTTTAATTGAACCATCAAACATCATGATTTCAGTGTCAAATTTTATACATTTTCCTGAGCCAGTGTGCGCTGTAATAAGAGTATGATGACCATTTATTATTGAATACAGAGCCCATTTTTGAAAATTACTTAAAATATATGGAAATTTTTGGAAATATTGGTTATAATCAATATCTTTTAAATTATTATCTTTAAAACTATTATCTTCAAAATTATTATTACAAATAACGACCATTATTATTTATTTATAGTAAATAATATTTAGATTTAAATTATTCAATTTATTTAATAATGACTATAATTATAGCAAATAAATACAAAATTACCGGTATATTGGGCGATGGAACATTTGGTAAAGTATTTAAAGCAGAAAATATTTTAACTAAAAATAATGTTGCTATAAAAATCGAAAAAGAAAAAGAGAGCAGAATTTTGAAATATGAAGCTAGAATCTATAATTTATTACATAATATGAAAAATATTCCAAAAATTCGATTATTTGGAACTGAAGAAGAATATACTTATATGGTTATTGATTTATTTAGTTGTTCTATTGATAAAGGCGAACTTTATGTAAAAGATAAAATAACTAGTTTTAAAAATACATTAAAAATATTACAAGATTTACATGAAAATGGATTTATTCATCGTGATATTAAACCGGATAATATTTTATTTGAAGAGAGAAATAGTATCCAAGTAAAATTAATTGATTTTGGTTTGTCAAAGAAATATCTTGATAAAAACAATAATCACGTTGAATATAAAGATGGTAAAAAAATAATAGGAACAATTAAATATTGTAGTATTAATTTACATAATGGATGTGAACCTTCGCGGAGAGATGATATTGAATCATTAATATATACTTTTATTAAAGTGTATAGTGGAACATTACCATGGGATAATTATGACATTAATAATAAAGAATTATATACAGAAAAAGTTTTTGAAGAGAAAAAAAATATTTATAATTTTATAATAAATAATAATATACCATTAGAATTTGCGTGTATGATTAAATATATTAGAAATGTAAAATATGATGAAAAAATAAATTATCAATATATTTATAATTTATTAGATACACTAATCTTATTATAATAATTTATTCGATAACCATATATTGAATTCAAAAAGTTCATGTGTAAAATTCGCATAAAAATTACTCATATCAATCATGTCTTGGTCAACTATCTGGTTATATAATATTATATGTTTGTTCAAATTTATTATGATATCCAGACAAATTTGATTTGTATTATTTGCTATTTTAATAATATCTGAAATATCATTATTTTCAATAAGAAACTTATACTTGAAAATATAACTATAATTATTATATAATTCATTAATATTTTTCATTAAATTATTAATATTAATATTAATATCAAAATTTACAATAAAATTAATTTTATTATCTAAAAATTTTTTTAATAATTTTTTTAGATAATAATCTCTATGAATAGTTAATTTAATTTGATTTTTTATATCATCTGGTAATTTTAAATACAATTGAAATTTTTTGTTCTTTTTATATGTTATACATGATGTTTGTATAATTAAAGTATAATTATAAAATTTTTTTTCAGCATGTATATAACAAAAATTATTATCATTAAATATATGATATTTTTTGTTTTTACATTTTCTATTATTTTTTGTGTAACAACTACATTTACTAGTCATTATTATATTATTTTTGCTTATATTATTAAATAAATTTTCATAATTTATTTTCAATTTATTTTAAAACTAATTAAATCTTTTTATAAAGATATTTAAAGCGGGCATCATATATGATAGTATAATACAATATGAGCGAGAGTGATAATGGCATTCATTTTCCCACTACAACAGACAAAACCACTCTATCTAAGACATCGGGACGTGTAAAATGGTTCAATAACAAATCTGGTTATGGTTTTATTACAATTTCAGATGGAGATCACGAAGGTCAAGATATTTTTGTTCACCATTCTTCCATTACAGTAGAAAAGGAACAATATCGCTACCTAGTTCAAGGTGAATATGTAGAATTTATTCTAAAAGAAATGCTAGATAGTGATCATAAATGGCAAGCAACAGATGTAAGTGGTATTTCCGGTGGGAAGCTAATGTGTGAAACTCGTCTAGAAACGCGAGCTTCACGCACTGAAACTACAATTACAGAACCAACACGCACTACGCAAAAAACACAGCGTTCATCATATCGGGTTCGCCCTAATGGTCCTGGCCCCCGCGAAGGCGATGAATGGATGCTTGTTCGTCGCCGTGCTTCGACTGGACGAACTGAACATGTTTCCACGCATTCTCGTCGTCCCTCTCGCTCTGTAAAAGAATAATTATTAAATAAAATTTATAAATAAAAAATAAATAATTGATTTTATATAAAAAAATATTAATTTATATAAAATATCAATGCGAAGAATAAAGTCTGCTCCAGCGGAAATATCTTCAATGGTTAATAGAAAAAAAAGAATTTCTGTATCAAAAATTTCTTCTAATGCTATTATCCCTTCAAATACTTATGAGAAAATAAAAGAAGAAAAAAAAATTGTCAAGTTATTGACTGAAATAAGTAATGATATTTCTGGTCAAAATGATATAATTACTCAAGAAATTGGTTATTATATGTTATTGATTGGAACATTTGTAAATCAAAATTTTAGAAGAAAAATCACTTTGGAAAATGTTAAGAATTTTATTGAAGAAATGTTTTTAAGATATATAATTTCAATTAGTTATCACTTTATTATGACTAACCAGGAAAAACTTATTGAAATTCTTATAGATAATAATGGACATTTAGATAAAGTAATAGATAATATACATCTACTTAAATAAATTTTAATAATAAAATACAATAATATGTATATTAATATTTACAAAAAATCAATAAATAATATTATTAAAAATTTAGAAAATGAAATTAAGATAATAGAAAAAAAAATTTTACTTTTACAAACATATAATCAACATAATAATACCTGAAATAGTTCCTAAAATATTTCCACATAACCATAGTTTGATACATTTTTTATTTTCTTCTCTATTAGTATCTTGTAATAAATTTTCTCTAATTTCTATTTCTTTTTCTGGAGTTTTAAAATGAATATCTTCAGAAAATTGATTAACTTGTTGACATATAAAACAAACATCCGTTTTATTATTTGTTTCATACCAATTCATTATACATTTTAAATGAACTGGATTATTGCAACATTCCGGTATTATAATACCTTCGTTATTATTTATGTCGTTTAAACATATAGGACATTCTATAACATCATTTAGCATTTTTATATATATTTACTTTATTTAAATTAATGTTCCTATATAATTTATAAATAAATATAATATATACAGCATAGTAATATTATAATTATAAATTTTTAGTAAAATAATTATTACTATATAAATTAAAGTTTTCATATTTTACTTTTGTTTATTTTATATACTTTTAATATCAATTTTTTATATTTTTATATTATATAATGGCTCGTTCAACAAGAAAAAGAATTCATAAGAAAAAAAGAGGTGGTGCTATTGGACAATTCTTTGATGAAATTGGTTCGTCATTCAAAGGATTAGTATCTAGAACAAGAAAAAAAGGTGCTGAAATAATTGACCAAGGCTCAAGTGCTGTATCTAGTGCTGTAAAAGGAACCGAAACAACCGTATCAAATGTAGGACAAAGTGTAGGACAGACAATGTCTAGCACAGCTAATCAAGTTCAAAGATCAACGCAGCAAATGATGGGTGGTAAAAAACGCAGAATGGGTAAATCAAGAAAATCTCGCAAATCAAGAAAATCTCGCAAATCAAGAAAATCTCGCAAATCAAGAAAATCTCGCAAATCAAGAAAATCTCGCAAATCAAGAAAATCTCGCAAATCAAGAAAATCAAGAAAATCAAAAAAATAAAGAAAAACAAAAAAA